TTCTACTCAAGACTACGAGGTTAGGTTCGGTACTGTAAAATAACATTTCTCTCCTTTAAATTAAGAGGGGGATTTTCTCCCCCTCATTTTTCTACGGTAACTCGATATAACCAGCGGCAGGTCTATGGTCGGTATACAACTGTTTGGTAGCCAAAGGCTTCAACATAAACTTGATTGTCCCATCTGATTGCATATACTTGGCAGTCTCTACCCACAAGTAGTGTGTCTCATCTGTCACCGCTGTAACCGCAAAGGCAGTGTAAAGCCCATTGTTGGCAGCCCAGAAGTCTCCATTTAAGAGGCAAGGTATCATGCCTACTTCTCCGACAGCTTCTACACCTTCAGAGTAGATAATTAATCCATGTTCCATTCCTTTGGTAGGTGTAATGTTAAAGACTTGAACACCATAGATAACAATAGTATCTCCGGCAGCTTCGGCAATGACAGCTTCAGTAACGGTAAGGTCTGTATCTGTATCACTAACTAAAGTATACAAACCGTCATTATAGGTACTACCACTAACGAGTATCTGTTCTCCATCCATTCCGGAAAAGCCAGCGGCAGTAAAGCCAGCAGCAATATGTAGGGTGTAAACTCCTGCGGTATCAACAAAAGATATTCCAGCAGAACTGATGTATCCCAAGCAAGTAGAAAGTGCAGGTTGAAGTATAGGACATACAGGAACTTCTTTTTCCATAGTTTCCATTCCGCCTAATGCTACGGTAATTTCAATTTGTCCAGCCATTTTATTTCTCCTTTCTTAACATTTTTTTATTTTTTAAGATATTTTATTACTTTCATTATTAACTCTGGACTATCATTAAAAAAGCCAATACCAAGATTACATTCTCTACACAGCAGACCTCTCACTTTTTTAGTTTCGTGATTATGGTCGATACAAGCATCGGAAGGGGTTTTAAATTGTTTACCACAAATAACACACCTTCCATCTTGAATTTCCCATAGTTCAACCCACTCATCATGAGAGAGATTATATTTCTTAAGTTTAGATTTCCTTCGTAATTCCTTAACTTTATCAGGATTGTTTTTTCTCCATTGTTTCTTCCACTCTTTATTTTTTTCTGGGTCTTTTAAATATTGTCGTTTGCTATATCCTGGATTAGAATTACGCCATTCTCGGCTTTTTTCTTTTATTTTTTCACGATGTTTCTTAAAATATTCTCTTTGGTATTCTTTCATATTAAACATGATAATCCTCATCTATGGGGGAGTATCACCTCCCCCATAATCTCCTTATCAGATAACAGTTTCTGGTGCGAATTCTAAGTCGAGGTAAAAAAGCTCTTTTGGCTTTACTACCCTGCCGCCCCAGACATGAAGTCCACGCACTAAGTCAGCGAAGTATCCCTGTGAACGAAGGGTTTCGGATTCGGTCATCTGGTCGGCAAAAGCCATTGCCTGATAAGAGCCAGCCATGATGATATTACGTTTATAGGTTGCAGAAACAGATGGAGTTAAAGCCGGACAGTTGTTCGACATGAACATATCAAACTGTAATATGTTACCGATAAAACCGTTCTTTAATTCACCCTTTAAGTCCTCAGCCTGAACTATCCCGGCAAGTAAGAGTTTTAAAGCAACCCAGGGAGGTATGGTTATCCATTTTTTATCTACATTGACTTCGTTTAATTTTGTCCACAACTCACCAATATAACTGGTTATGAGTGCCGTTGTCATGGCAGTACTCTTCAGGACATAAGTCCCTAAAGCTGATTGTGTGTACAATCCAGCCAGGAAGGTATCTACCTCTTGCAACAGTCCATAAGCAGCTTCTTTGGCATAATGTTGTCGGGCAGCAGGGTCAGCTTGTAATTCTGTAATGTCATGTAGTTTAATACCATAATCTTTGGCATGGTCAATATCCAAAAACATAGCAACAGCCTGAACATCTTGGTAAGTTATACCAGTTGGATTAGCTGCGTCCCATGTTGGATCGCCGGGGGCATAATCATTAATGGTTACCCCACCATAGCCTTTCAGTTTTATCCTATCGCCTTTTTCCTTGATTTCTCCACTGTACTTTTTATTAGCAATCTTACCGTATACGAGTTTATTCTTTAATTCCTCAAGTAATGTTGCAGCAAAAATTACAGGTATTGCGTCTTTGAAAGACATCTTTTATCACTCCTTTCTCAATATTTTTTATTAAACCTCCGTATCGGAGTGTACCTGAATACCTTTCAGTTGAGGATTACCACTTTTCACTGGATTTAGTTATGTCCACAAGTTTCTCACGAGCTTCTTCTGGTTTCATGGCTGCAACTTCTTCAGATGTGTAGAATTTAAAGCCATATTTTTTAGATTCGCCAGTTAAGCCCTTCTTGTCTACTTTGCGATTTCCCATGCTGTCGAGGACTTTATCATTTTTAGCTAACTCAAGTTTTGCTTTTATATCAGGGTCTTTTAAACCTTCTTGATACAGTTCTTCACCAGGGTCATCAGAGTGGTAAATGGCTAATTCTCTGTATTTTTTACCACCTACTCTACTAATGGCAGCCTGATAAACCGCATCAAAGTCCAAACCTATATCTTTCTGGTCGGCATATCTTGTTCTGGCAGCACTGCAAGACTTTTTGAAATTGTCATCAAGTCTTTCTTTCTCAGCAGCTTCTTTAACTACTTTTTGTGCCTTTTCAATACTTGACATAACTTTTGACTCGATATCTCTTCCTTCTTTTTTGGTTAAGATATCTTCATCTCCACCTTCAATAACAGATTTTTTAGTTTTGGCAGATTCTCTTTCTTCTTTTATTGTTTTAAGTTCTGTCTCTAAAGCTGTTAATCTGGATTGAGCTTGTGTCAATTCAAAAGACTTTTGCTGTCGTTCTGTTCTTTCTCTTTGCAAATCGGCGATGATACCTTTATGTTCTGTTTCTGTATAAGTTTTTTCTTTAGGTTCTTGCCCTTCTATAATTTCCTCTGTCATGTTTGATCACCTCCTTTTCTCCCTGAGGTAGGGAATAATGCCTGTTTGTTGCCCCACAGGTAGGGATATTTAAACTCTTCCTATTAATGACTGTTGACGTGGGCTGCTTGCTTTACCTTTAGGTTTGTTACCTTGAGCAGCCTGTTGAGCTTCTATTTGTTTTTGCTGTTCCTGTTGTTTTTGTATAATGGCTATCATTTCATCTTTTCTTGAGATATCCATGCTATCAAGTAAGAACTCTACGGGTATCGGGAAACCAGCTTCAGTCAATCGAGCCAGCATCTCAAAATTAGCCAATCTTATTGTCGGACTTGATGGGCGTTGTGAAACTTTAATCCCGTAATGTCCGACCCTGAATGATTTAATTGCCTGAAGAAGTTGTTGAGGGTCTATCTTCATTTTTTCTTCAATACATATCTCGGCTATTTCCTGTGGTGAGTAGACATTGCTATGACGGATAAACTCAATTAAGGTTTCTCCGAAGATTTGTTGAGTGTATTTATAATTATCAAAGACTACATTGGAAATGACCATACCCTGCTGTTGCCGTCTTAAATTAGCTATGCCTGATTCTTGTTTAACTTCCTGTCCTTTACTGGCACTATTTAAACCAGATATCCTGTCAATGTTATTGACTGCATCCTGCTTGTGGACAAAATGTCCTTGAGGTAATTGGTTAGGTTCTATCTTCACAGGGGCTGTTTCGGTATAATCA